GCCCTTAGATGTCGAATAACAGACTCATACGGGTCGAACGGCCACGCTCGCTACGCTCGCTTGCGGCCGATTCTCCCCTATGGGGGCCTGCGGCCCCCACACCCCCACAAGCGAACCTCGCGCCTTCGGCGCTTCCCGGTTCGCTTCTTTTCCTACATAATGAGGTTGTTACTCATCAGTATAGGAGAGCCGCGACTCCCAGGTGACCCGCAGCCCGGTATTCAGCACGTCGGCCAGATCGCCATCGGGATAGCAATAGCCGACACTGAAGAAAGGCGCGAAGTTGTTCGGGTACTGGTTGATGTCCTCCCCGTAAACGAGGTGGGACGGACCCGGAACATTCACGCTGAACGTGCGGAAGTTCTTGCCCAGAGCCGTGGTCTGGGAATTGGTCGTGTTGTCGTTCAGCTCGTTCGGCAGAATCGTAAACGAAATGTCCTTGATCACCGTGAACAGGTCGTTGTTGACCGGGAACAGGTGATGCAGGATGCTCCCGTCATAGGGCTGAGCGGGAGCAGATGCGTCCTGGTGGAGCAGGGACTCGTTCACGTCCGTGACGATCCGAGAGGTGGTGAAGTCCGGTTGGTACTTCCCACGCTTGTAGGTCAGCACCAACAGCCGAACGAGGACCGGACGGTCCAAGTCCGTGAGAAGCGCGTAGGGTGCCTGACTAATGCAAATGTTGAGACGGAAACTCCTAAAGTTTACCTTGGAGCCGATGCGCTCACGGTCCTTCGTCCCCTGGAACATCGGCGGGAGGATGGGGTTGATGTCCCCGGCGCCAGCGATAGCGCTGTTGTAGTACGCCGGGGCACCCCAGGTGGAGATGTGCTTGACCTCTGCTTGAGAGGCGATCACACGCTCAACCTTCTTCTTGAAAACCTTGGACGCCTTGGGCTTCTTGGTTTTGGTGGACTTGTTGGAAGTGCGCTTCGCCGACTTCCCCTTGCGGAACGTCTTTTTAACTGCCGGCATCGTACAGTGTTGATTCACTTAGTTACTGATGTGAAAGCAGGAATTTGAGGGCCGATGTACTGAATTTTGAAGCGGCGCTCCAAAGCTTCAACATCGGCCACCGACGCCGTCGGAAAGCTGTCGCGAATAGTGTGGTTACTAGTCACGACTAGCCGTTTTGGCCTAATCAGGATGCTACCGAACTTCACTTCGGCCCTGAACGCGTACCTGTCGGCCCAATGCTTAATGTGGGTAAGCAGCTTGGAATCGTTGCCCAGATCTTCGATGTAGACTGTCTCCTCACCATCGTAATTTTCCCACCACTTGTTGTGGAGTTTGATGTACAACGTGTCCCTCGGCCACTTGTCGTACACGGTTTTGGATTTTCCGGACCCGGTCGGACCGTAAATCCAGTAATTGTCCAAATCCCCGTCAATGTGAGGAGGCTTTGGGGAATGCTTCTGGGCTACCTCGTGGAGAGCCTTACCGAATCGGAGCATCATCTGCGCAGAGATGCCTTCTGTGGTACCAGTCTTGGCAATGGCCATCGCCTCCTCGTAGACGTCGCGTGTATTTGACCCGCGTACTCCCGGCGGAGTACCAAACGCGTACACAACCTCCGGCTCCGGTTTGTTGTGCTTTGCGTGAGGAGTCAAGATGTAACCATCCCATGCCTCCGCGAAACTGCCCCTCATCTGAGAGATGTGGCACTTTGGCAAAATCTTGCGGACGGCCGTCAGCCGCGACTTTTTGTTTAGGACGACGACACCCTGAAGGTGCGGCGTCCCCAGTTCACCCACTTCGTGGGCGTACCCAATAAATCTGACATCGGTGATGGATTGAATGTATGTTTCAATGGCGTCCGTGGGGTTGTTGCAAGTGAAGCAAAAATTGTACGCCATTTTGTGTCGATATTTAATATCGACATCTAAGGGGTAATAATA